CAAACAGACCAAATAGATCAAATAGATCAAACAGACCAAATAGATCAAACAGACCAAATAGATCAAACAGATCAAACAGACCAAATAGATCAAATAGATCAAACAGACCAAATAGATGTCAATTAACTTTTTTTCATTTTTTTCATTTATTTCAAACAAATTTTAATAATCTTAAGATTATTAAAATTTTTTAAGGAAAGATATTTTATTTTAAGAATTTGTTAAGAAATCTTAATATTTAATTACTGTAAGCTAATCCACCCATACCAGACATGATTCTAAGAACATTGTAGTTAACAGCGTATACTGTAATTGTACTCAAAGTGGTTGTTCCGCTTATGAAATTTAAGGCAGCATTGTCAATACGAGAGAAATTACAAGTTCCGGACGGTTGGTGCTCGGCGGGTTTTAATGCGAAAGAGTAATTATAGATGTGCTTTTCCGGAACTTTGTGCCCCGCTTGTAACGGTTGACACGTTCTAAAGTATGAAGCATTGCGGGGGGCAAAGCGGTCGTGTCCATTAAGGACAAGTTTCACCTTCCCAAAAGGTTCAGTTCCCACCACACCACCAATTGTCTCGTCCGCACCACCCGTACTACTACTGACATAATTAAAGTAATCATTTCCGTTTACGACCGTGCTACCGGTGGTATTTAGTGAAGCGTCGCGGTCCCCGGCAGCGGCAGAGATCTCTGTAGTGAGCAAGTCCTGCTGGACTACCCAAATTAACTCCTTTACGGGGTGATTAAAGTTTAATTTAATGTTCTTAGAGCTTTGAGCACCAGGACCACCTTCCTTTTGAACCTGTTCAATAAGGTACTCGTGTGAAACTTGTGCAAATCGCCGTCTTTCGTCGGTATCAAGGTATATATAATCGGCCCATAAACGAACGGTCGGCTTGACGTCCGCTGCAGCGGACAAGGTGCCCTTACTAGTGATGAGGGCATTAATGTCACGAGTAACCAGCTTGATCTTTACCTCGTGATACTGAAGGGCGATAAGAGGTAAGGCTAGGCCCGGATTACGACAAAACCAAAATTTTAATGGAACATATAACTGTAAGGCATCCATACCACCGATACCCGTGTCCGGCGTCGCCACCACGGACCCCGTGTTGTTCCTCCTCAAGTAAGCTTGACCAGCGGAATGTTTATTAAGTCCGGCCCATTCCGATCTGTCCTTATCATTTAATTCGTTCTCTATGTCTAACCACTGCGAATAATGACGGTCAATTTGCTGACCCCCGATTTCAACTTCACATTCTTTAACAAATGCGTGTCCCGTATTATTCGTGTATGCCATATATTGGTGCCTGCCCGAGGCCCCTGCAATCGTCCCGATGTTCAATACAACGTCTAACCACAAGTTGGATACTAAATCGCCATTTCTAGAAATGGTGGCGGTCATAGTACTGCCGCCGACCGATGTTGAACCATTGAAGGTTTGTTCAATTGCCTCCATAGAGAAATTGGTGTGTCTGCGATAGACAACCTTAAAGAAAGTGATCTGGGGATTACCCGTAAGATAGATATCTTGAGCGCCATAAGCTACAAGTTGCATTAAACCTCCTCCCATTATTTTATACCTTAGAATAGAAAATAATTCTGGGATAAATTAAACCAATTAATTTTTCCGCTAAGTTGTTTTATTAAATTTACGCTTAAACTACTTAGAGAATTATTTTCTATTCTAAGGTATAAATATGAGTGAAGTAGGATGTTTAAAAGATGGGCATTTTCAGAATTTACAGGTTGAGGGGGACAAGGTCATCCACGGTAATACGAAGCATGTGGGCGATATGACCGTCGATGGAGCGCTCACCGTGGGAGGACATTTAAAGTCTTCAAAAACACTACAATCTTCCGCGTGTGCTAATGTGGCACCCACCTCTATCTCAGACGGCTTAGCATTAGCTGTCAATACGTTTTATGTCTCCATCGCGGGTGATGCCGATATGACAATACCTGCAGCTACTGCGAGCTCTGCTGGAGATTTTATTAATATTTTTTACTCCGTCGCGGTGGCCAATGGGAAAGCACACACGTATACGACAACAACAGATACTACGTTTGCTCCTGGTTCTACGTGCCAGCGTGTAGGAGGCGGCGTTGCGAGCTTGGCGACCGTGGCGGCGGCCGCTGACAATATACTTACTATTACGGGTCACAGCGCCGGGGATGGTGGCCTGGGTACGTCTGTAAGATTGGTAAATATGACTGGCGCCACTAATGGTTGGGCAGTAGAAGCAATAACTTATGGTCAAGGGGCCAACTCACAGACGGGAACCATCGCATTCACTTAAGTTATAAATATTTCTTCTAAATCTATTTAAACAATATTTCATATAATATTAAAATATGGAATCAGAATCTAAAAATATCATTCAAATGTTAACGAATGTAAAAGGTATCATTGAAATATCTAAGGGTCGCGATTGCTGGGAATCAGAAGAGATATCCGGCGTCAATATTACTTATCATAATGTTTGTGAAATTATTAAACAACTTAAACTTAAAGGATCATTACAAACAGATCAAACAGACCAAATAGATCAAACAGACCAAATAGATCAAACAGACCAAATAGATCAAACAGATCAAACAGACCAAATAGATCAAATAGATCAAACAGACCAAATAGATCAAACAGACCAAATAGATCAAACAGATCAAACAGACCAAATAGATCAAATAGATCA